TTGTAGGTGTGCCACCTCCAATGGAACTTGATGTAGCAACAGTACTATTTGATGCTGTTATCTTATATGTATTGTCATCTATTATTGTTATACTTTTTGATCCGTTTATATCATTTCTTGAAATGCCACCTACATTAGCTGCATTAGATATTGTTATAGAGCCACCACTTAATCCGTGTAAAGCTTGTGTTATTATGATTTCTCCTGAACCATCATTTGTACGTAAAGAATCAATTGGCAATTCACTTTCAATATCTTTATGTATAGTTACTCTTGCATAAGCTGTTTGTGTACCAA